AGCGAATGTGCTATTTGTCATCGTGATTTAGGGATTGATATTCCTGTTTACACAGGAGAGATTATTGTTTGTTGTGATTGTAAAGAGAAAATGGATAAAGAGTAAGCCGGTCTGAGCCATAACTATGATTAGCCCAACCGTGCAAGGTTAAAATGTATCGGAAACGAACGAAATACAGTGGCAAGTTAGCGCGCGCCCGGCGTGAGTTCGAGCGGACACACGACCCGGCGCCGGATTATCCGGCAATTCTGCCGGATCTGCGACGGTCAATCATCATCACGGATTATGATTTTGGCGCAGTTCAGCACCGGATCGATCTCTACCGGACGAGCCGCCGCGACTGCTACCGGGCGGTCTGTGATGGTAAGACATGGCGAATCCGAATTGGCTGGTCAAGAATCCTGGAGGCTATCCGTAAATCATTTCTCAGAGTAGGTGCGCTATGAAACAATGCCCGGAATGTCAGAAACGAAAATTGCGGTGCATAGACTCACGGCAGGAGCACCTCCTGAATGGCGACGGTCTGGCAATGACGACCATTCGGCGCGCCTATGTCTGCGGTCATTGTGGGCGTTTTTTTGAATCAAGAGAAACCATCAAATATTATAAAGATTACAGCATCAGGAGGCGGAGAAATGGAAGAGCAAGAATTGCAGGCTGAGATCGCGGCGCTGGTCGAACCGGAAGCCACTATCTGGCGCGGCATGAGCGACGCGCACAAAGGCGAGATGCTAATGCTTCTGCGTCGCCTGCGCGAAAACTTCTATTTTGGGCAATCCAAACCACCAATCACACTCGACTGGCTGATCGTGTTGAATAGCATTTATCCGCTTAGTTTCATCCGTCCGCGAATCAATATCGCCTACCTCTGGCTGAAAGACAACCCCGACCGGATTAAGAAAAACTATCGGAGATTCATATCGAATTTTATGAAAGACAATAAACCGCAATTCATCTATCAGGTTGCGGGCAAAGAATGAATTATGTATATTTATAAAAATAAAGGAGGTTTAAAATGAAAAAGATGCTTATTGGGATGTTGGTCGTTTTCTTAATGAATTGTGCTGGCCCTTATAATCAATTAGGTTCAAAAGAATCAATAGCATCATTTTTATCAAGTTTATCAGTTTATCATGTTATTCATGAGGATCATGATCAAATAGGTAATTCTTTTTTTACTGATAAAGTATTATTTTACCAGGGATGGGGATTTTATATTTCAATTATAAAATATTCACATTCCAATAAAACTTTTGATAATTATGCAATAGAATTGACCTATCTCGGCCCTAATTGGATATTTATGGGTGGATCAATAACCATTGAGGCAGACGGACAAATATTCAATATTATAGATTCAACACCCGCATGGAGCGCCTGACCGTCAATGGTCGGCGCTGTTCGTTTGTGAACATCCGCGACGACATAAAGAAACTGATTGACACTATGCCACCGGCCTGATTAAACTCTAAACATCTAAACCAAAAGTCCCGATCCTCGTCGGGACTTTTTTTACAGATAATTTGAGATAATTGGAAATCCGGTTAGATTGATTTCAGCAGATTGTTGATTTCCTGCTCAGCCATGCCGACGAGTTGAGTCTCGTCTTCGGCGGTGAAGCCCAGGAAGGGATGCAGGACCTTATTCTTGCCCGCGCCGGATTTGTTATGATAGCCCGCGATGCGCTCGGTCTCGGCGTCATTGAAGCCAATCTCGGCGATAGTTTTTTCAGAACGGATGATATTCAGATTGCGGAGCATCCTTCCGGTCCAGGACATATAAACATGTTCGTTAGGTTTTTTGGAAAGTTCGCGCAGGCGCTTATAGCCGCCGGTGAATATCACCATGACCGCGCCGGATTTATTGCGGAAGATCTTCGCGCCTTCCGGCGGTTTCTCACCCATCAGCGCCATATACAGACCGTATGGGATCGGCATCGCCTTCGTGCTGTATTGCTCGACTCCGGCGCGGATTTTCTGCCCGGCGCCGGTGCCGGTCAGGAACTTCCCGCCCAGCGTCCTTTCGCGGATTATAGCGATACCCTTCGCGGCGATTCGGATAATCGAAACCGACTCGGCGATTTTATCGGGCAGAGAGTTTATGACTTGTTCAAGTTCCATTTTATTACCGCAGAGGACGCAGAGAGCGCGGAGTATTTATAATATATATCCTATTAATCTTGTTAATCCTGTCTAAATAACAGCATCTTCTAAAGATGGTTCGGTGAAGCCGGTTTTGGTATAGACTTCGGCGCGTTTCACCGGGACGCCCGCCATTTTCAATTCGGCAATGATCCGGGCGTTGGACTCGTAATCTTCTTTTTCGTCCAGATTGTAGGTGAATACCGGATAGGCGTTGCGCGGCTCGCCGTAATTCAGATGATAGTCGGCGATCAGATATTGATCGTTGGCGTCCTGGGAATCCAGCAGATCGGCGTAGAGATAATCCTGGCGCACGAAATTAGCAACCTTCGCGGCGGCAAAACTGCCGACTTTGCCGATCTCGGTCGTGAGTTGCTGACCGAGCACGCTGATCGCCATTTCAGTATTGATCTGATCGATCAGGGCTTTGTGCGCCTCGGCGGAAGAGTTACGCATAGCTTCCAGCAGATTGATTTTGACGTTGTCGCTGAAAGCGGCATAGGAATCGGTTCCGAGTTTAGCCAGCCCTTCGAGAATCGGCTGGACTTGCGTCTTATCCGAGCCGGTTTTGTAGAGCGCGTAGATCAGAGGATCCGCGAACTTCTCATTATTCTTGGACCAGTTCCAGAACTCCCAGTATTTGAGCAGGCAGTAGATCATATTGACGCGGGCGATACTGCCGACGTAATACTGATCAATTCCACTCATGGGATTATAACGGATGAAGATGTGACCTTCGGGATTCTCGAACTTTTTGCGCGTGAAGGTTTCGCTGTTTTTATTGGTGTCAATAAAAACCAGACCGTCCGAATCGAAATCAATATCGAGTTCGGTCAGATCGTAGTCTTGTTTCTTGGTGACGATGGTGCCGTAAGCGGTTTTATTCGTCCAGAAAAGCCGGACGGCGGCCATGCCGAAGAGCCGGCCGTTGATGATTGTATCGCCAAGTTTCCGCATTTTGGCGGTCTGATAGCGCAGGCGGATCTCTTCGAGTTGCTTTTCCTCGCTGGCGGACTTTTGAAACTCCGTCGGGAAATCAATTTTATAATCGAATCCCAGGATTGCCAGTTTGCGGGTCTGGAACAGCCCGAAAAGATAGCGGTCGCATTCGATGATCCGCTTCATCAATGACATGAGTTTACGCACGTCGCGGTACTGCAGTTCGGTATAGTTGGCGAGTTTATTCCAGTCTTTGACCTTGCCGATTGTGTCTGGCAATATCTTACTTACGAGTTCAGGATTATTATACATCTTAAAATCTTCCTTTGATATGACGATTTGAGACTGAATAGAATTCGACTTTACCGGAGAGCGCGCCGCCGATGCCTTCCTCGATCAGGAGTTCATGTGCGCAGATCATTGTATCCGGTGCGTCGTCAGGTCGATTGGCTTTCTTGCCGCGAAATCCGAAGACCTGTTGGAGATAGATTTTGCCGGTCTGGGTCTCGGCAAATCCTTTTGGGAAAAGGATATTATCAGCCGCCCACTCCGCCTGGATGTTCTTGGTCAGGTCGTCAACTTTATAGCGCCGGTATTCGATACGCGGCATTGGCACATGCTTTAACCGTGAATAATTATTAACGTTGTTAGTCCAGGTCGATTCCTGGGTGACATTACCATCGAATCCAAGACAAATTACGCTGACAATTTTCATTGCTTTTTGACGCAATTTCAGGAGTTCGTCGAGCAGTTCGTTAGAATCGGCAAACGATTTAATGAATGGCAAAATTATGTAATATTTTTGAGTTGAATATGACCAGCCGTAACCGGTGATTGCGGTATTATCACCCTGACTTTTTAATGCCAGGTTCGGATCGCAGTAGATCACGGCCCGGACATCGGCGGGAAGTTGGTCGTATTCGTGATAATGTTTGCGCGGAAAAATGTCCCCGGATTCGAGCGACGGCCGTTGCTGAAAGTTGCCGTCCCAGTCGTGGGCGTCCTTTGGTTTCATCAGGGCTTTCATTTCCGCCTCGGACTTCGCCGGATACTTCTCCGGCCAGGCTGATTTTGGATTGCGGTTTTCGTCCCAGGCCGGGATAAGATGAATCGCAAAATTGTCAGATAGAACGCCCTTTTCATTCTCGGTTATTAATTGATTCATGGCGCAATGAGTATCGAAGTTATTGCCCTCCCAAATCAATACACCTCTATCGGATAGTGATGTTCGCATTTCATTCAGGCGGTCAATCCGGTTGTGGACCGCGTCCGGCGTCATGCTGGAGGTCTCGTTCTCGAAGTCGGTAACGAAAATGATTTCATACCGCAGGAAGAAATTACGCTGGCGTCCGCGGGTGCTACGTTCCTCGGAAAGCGCATCCATGAAAGTGCCTTTCGGATTGACTTCCGACTTGGCGAAAAGGCGCTCTTCACTGGTTTCCGCCCAAAGCAAATTATAATCGTGCAGGATGCGCGGATTGGACATCAGGAAGTTGCGAATATCGCGCACGCCGTCAGTGGCTGGTGACAGCGTACTGGAACCGAAGCCAATATAGCGCCGCTTGCCGAAAAGAAACATCCAGACCAGAAACTTTTTAAAGGTTCCGGTTTTGGCGATTTTGCGACTGCCCGCAATGATGTGCGCCTTGCCGTCATTCAACTCGGCGATCTTCACCATTTCGCGGTGAATCTTACCGGGTTTGGCATAGTCCTGGTACATATCCGCCGGGAAGTATGTCCGGTCGAAATACCAGAAATCGATTGACGATTTGCGGACCCGGCGCCTGGTCGCTTCCGGTGTGCATTGCGTGGATGGGAAGGGGTCTATAGGTTGGAGAATTAATTGTAGTTCAAGTTCGCGCGCCAGGATTTCATTCTCAGCCTTGATGATTTCAAGATCACGCAGAATTGAATTGGCGCTGGAAAAGCCGGATTCATTCATAATCAAAAATCCCAACGAATAGGCCGCATTTCAATTCTGAGCGCGTTTCGTCATTTTTTGGTATCAGTATTCGTCTTTTTGGCATTTGCGCTCTCCTCGGCGAAAATTTTAATAATTTCATCATCAGTGGCGTCCGGCTGGAATCGGCGAATGATCAGTCTGACCGTTTTGGCGTCGAGATGATACATGTGTCTTTCGAGTTCGGTCTGCTGAATATCTTTTTGAATTGCGGCTAATTGCTTGAGGAGTTTCAATCTGTCGGAGCCTTTCAGGTCTTCCTGGTATAATTGCTGGACGCAGAGCGACGCCTGGGATTTGATCATGTCGGCAAGCGAACCGGAGAACTCAAACTCGTCCGGCATACTAAACCGATCTCCGTCCTGCAGTTTGCTCAGGAACGGAATAAAGTCTTTCAGGATATAGATTCGGCTCTGACTAATTTCTTTGCCATCCTCGATGTCTTTGCGGGTTTTGACGATGAATTCGTGCAGAAAAGCCTTAGTTTCATCGAGCAATCCGCTTTTGCGTTTCAGAAACAGGGCGCGCTCTTCGTCCCAGTCGTAACCGCCAATCCTTTCGCCGCGTTTCCAGTTGTGAATGTTCTGCGCCGAGGTGTTTAGTTTGCGACCGATTTCCTCGCAATTAAAACAGCCCTCAATAAAGAGTTTGCGGGCGTCCGGTAGTAGGCGGGCTTTCACACTCATTGACTTCATAGGTACTCCTCGACGTGCAGATTGATTCGCACGACGGTTTCATCGGCGCGGTAAGCCATGATCGAATAGGGTTGATCCTGAAAACGAATGAACACTCTCTTGGTGCTGATGGCTTTGATGCCGGTCAAGGCGTTTTGAATCGTATTCATGATAGTAAAAACTTCGGAGAACGACTCGGGCGCTTTTGCATGTCCGCGGGAAAAGATCAGGGCATAAATGCTATAAGGCACGCTGTCGAGATTCATATCCGAATCGCGTTTAGGCGCGGGCAGGTCGAAATCGAAATACAGACCGACATAGGGCGGCTTGACCGCTTTGGATGGAGATTCGTTAACCTCTATGACATTATCCAGGCCAAGCGCCGCGTAACCTGCCAGGGCTTTAATGTCGGTAATAAGTTTTGTGATTACCAAAGATGGATTAAGCATCAGAACATCTCATCGATCCGGCGGGTGGAATAGATCGCGGGCGGGACATAATCGTCATCATCTACCGGAGGGTCGAGACTCAGTTCGCCGTCTTTGATCTTTTGGAGCATTTCCATCGCGCTGTCATATAGTTTTTTCAGACGGCTGATCTCCTGCTCGGACTGATCGGAGAGCATTCCGGCGGTGAACCATATCACCAGGGAGCAGGCGATGTTACGCAAGATTGCATGACCTTCCGCCGGAGTATCCGGGATGGTTTCACCGGTATATATATTGATAATTCCGTCAGATTGCAAAATAGCTTCCGCCAGACCGTCCGGCGCGGTTTCGCGGGTCAGAATGCTATTATCATTAACAAAACCCTTCAGGGTTGCGGCGTCACACCAACTCATTATTTATCTCCATTTTTAAAAATCCATAGAAAAAATAAACGGCAAAATCAAAAAAAGTTCTTTGTATGGCTATACAAAGAGATTTTAGTAATTGCATCCCTCAAATTTTCCCTGTGAAGTTGAAAAACGATTAATGAAAGGTAATTATGTGGGAAAAACTGATCTCGCTACTAATTGAAAAAGGCATCTTACCAGCCGATAAAAAGGACGCGGTCAACGATGCTCTCAAGGATTTCAAGATTGAACAGCCTGGCGTTCCGCCCGGCCCAATCATGGTGGATACCGCCAAACTTCCGCCGGAGTTAAAGCAGACCGTTGATACGCTGGTTTCGATGGTCAATAACCTGACGGTCCAGAACAAAGATTTATTGACAACCCTTGCCAATGAGAAGAGAAGCCGTGACGAGGCAATTAAGGCCCAGACGGCCGCGGCTGAATCCCAAAGAAAGGCTAAAGTGGCTGACCTGATCACTGTGGCTTTTGGCAACGAAAAAGATAAAAAGCCCGGTAAATTACCCGTCGCCAAAAAAGATTGGTTTCAAAATTTTGCCGACAAGGATTATGACGCCGCTAAGACATTCCTGGATGAATATCCCGGCGATCCGAATCTCGAAAAAGGCGGCAAAGGCGGGGACGATGATAAAGGCGGTGGCGGTGGCAAGCCCGCCAATCCTTTCACCTCTTCAATGGGTGGTAATCCCGCCCTGGCAAAAGCTATAGGCGAACAAACACAAATTTCTGAAAAGGAGTAATAAGAATGAACTTAGCACAAATGACCCGTTTTTCAGGCGATAATCAGGGCGTAGCCGACGGTCGCGCTCTATTGACAGCCTTTTTGGACGAACCTCTGATTCGTAATATGGAGTTCAGTCCCGACACTTCCGACTATCTACAGGAAGCTCTTGCGGCTTCCGCAGACGTTGCCGCAATCACCCGCGCCGAGGGCGCGGCTTTACAGCGCGTCAACATTACCGGGTCGCCAACGCTGGGCAAACTGGCATTATACGGCAAAGAGTATTCGATTGACGACGTGAAGAAATTTGACGGCAACATCGGCGCTTCCCCGGAATTTATCCGCAACCGCGCATTGCGTAATGCGCTGAAACAAATCAAGAAACTGCGCGAGGATTTTGCAAAACACAGAATCCAGGGTGTTGGCAATGCCAGCCCAAATACCGAGATGTACGGCTTGGCGACGCTTATAAAAGACGCCGAAACCTCCGCCGGACAGACAGCATTTGGTGGATACAGCGTCTCCGATATTCATTCGATGTTGACCCGCGTTCAGATCGATCTGACAACCAAAATTAAAATTCTGCAGCTCATGGAACTGCTACAACGCGAAATCGCACTGGTGCCAGGCGCTAATGGTCTATTAATGAACACCTTCTTAGCCGGACGTATTCTGACAGGCGCCAGATTACTGCATGTTTTGGGCAGTGCCCAGGATAGTTTTAACATCCCGCTCAACACGGTTTTCGGCATCCCGATGATCGTCGGCACAACCGACATGATACCAAATACCGATGTTTGGTCCGGTCATTCGTTAGCAACCTCGCTCTATATCGTGCGCAATGCCGAATTGAGCGGTTTGGATTATCCGAGCAACTCCGGCTTTGCTTACAGCGGATTTGACGATGATGACACCCCGCTCGGGATCAGCCGGATACAGGTCTTCACCAATACGCGCCTGAATGACGTGAATTGCGTACGGCGGCTGTCCGAGATCGGCCTGCAGGCGTTGATCGATAAGGACGATCCTGTTGAATAATCCCAACCTGATAGCCGGGCGGCTTGCCTCATCACCGCCCGGCGCTCTTTAAAATAATGAATAGGAGAATAAAATGAAAAAAATTTCTTTTCTTTCGGTATTTGCGCTGGTTTTGGCAATGCTTGTCTTTGTCATTCCGGCATTTTCACAGGGCAGTTGGAGCAATGACGCCGTGACTGTGACCGGCTTTGCCGGTGAAAATCAGGGGCGCATGATCACCTTTACCTGCACGGTTGACAGTGTTGATACGCTAACTTCCAAAACCTTCAGTCTGGCGAAATATGACGGCAATTTCTACACGGTAGATACTGCAGGGGCAGCTCATTTTCAGGATGTGCCATATGCTTATATTGCATCATCCGCCGCCGGCGCGCCAAAACTAACCACATACCTAATGGGAAGTTATGACGAAACGAATTGGTTTAAGGTGGATTCACTATATGTAGCCGATACCGGCGAGACTCTCAAAACAGGTGTGGTTAGCTTGTTTAATTATCATGTACCCTATTACCGGGCGGTCGTCTATGGCGTCGCCCTAAACCGGAGTGATACGATTCTTGATTTCCGTTTCTACTTATACTGGAATCTGGATCAGCGAGACAGGTAGCAACCAGCAAGGGCGCCGGCACCTCCCTCCCGGCGCCCACCTCCTTACAGGTGCAATATGTCATTATTTGTAGAGTTAAAAGAAAATAAAACAGGCTTAGTCGAAGGCGTGATGTTTTACAACGGCAAAGCCCGCGTGCCAAAATTAAAAGCCCAGGAACTGATTGAAAAAGGTCTGGTCTGGTGTGAAGCGCTCGGAGAGGTTGAGAAAAAGGTTAAGGTTGAGGTTAAGGTCAAGGATAAGGTCAAGGGTAAAAAGGTAAAGAAATGACCGAAGACGAGATCCTGAGCTTGAATCCGGATGAAATTAAGAGAACCGAACTGCCGGGATTGACTTTTCGCCTTCAACAAGGAATGTATCGGGAACTAAGAACTGTGAAGAAACAGACTGATAAAAACACGCGCGATATTGGCTGGATTAAAGGCATCGGTTCGGCGGTCATCGGCGGGGTCGCGACACTTTTTAGTAAGGTATTTATAAGGGGGTGAATTCTATGTGGACCAAAATTTTATTTTTTGTCAAACTTATTGCCGGGATTCAATGGTGGAAGATCGGCAAGGAAACCAAAGAAGCGATTGCGGCAATCAAGGCTATCAAACTTGATGGTCAAACAGACCGAGCCGAAATTGAAACTGCTGTAAAAGAGTTTCTCGACCTGGTTGAAGTCGTTTTTCCAAATGCCAAAATTATTATTGATCACCTGAGAGGAAAATGAAGTTCGAGCGCCTACAAAATAAACTGATCGAGCATGAAGGTCTGCGCCTGAAGCCATATCTATGCACTGCCGGTAAGCTGACTATTGGCGTCGGTCGCAATCTTGATGATGTTGGTATCACGAAAGATGAGGCTACGACGCTTCTGGCGAATGACATTCTGCGCTGTATTGCCGTCGGTCAAAGCATATTCGGTGAGGGATGGTTGAAATTAAGCGACGTCCGCCAGGAAGTGATTGTCAATATGATTTTCAATCTCGGCGAAACCGGATTCCGAAACTTCAAGAATACGATAGAATATATCCGGACCGGCGCTTACGACAAAGCCGGTGATGAAATGTTGGCTTCGCGCTGGGCAAAACAGGTGCCAAAACGCGCCTATGAACTGGCGTTAGCTATGAAAACAAATCAAATATAGGTATCCTAAATGGGAACAAAAATAACCGATCTGACAGAGAAAACACTACCAACCGCGGCTGATATAATCACGATAGTTGATTCAGCCGGGAGCCCTGTGACAAAGAAAGCTTCGATTGGCAACATCCTGGCGAATAACTACATTCCGCAGGCGTATGGCCTGGAATGGGATTCCGATCTGGATGAATACACCCGCCTCGGTGGATTGGCCGGAATCGCCTGTAGCCAATCACTCAGCGACGCATTACTGCCGATCCAGGCACAAATGCGGCGATGTGTTGTCAGCGATGCTGGAGTGGTGCAATACTATCTCGATCCGCTGGACTCGACCAAGAAGGCCGACGGCACCGCCGCGAACTTAGACGGAACCGATGGCCAGGTCATGGTTGAGATCCCGAAATTCTGGTATCGCTATGAAAAGAGCGGTTACAAACATCGCTGGTGGATCAGCCCTGTTGAGCGTTCTGGTTATGATGTACACCCGGCCTTCATTAAGGGCGCAGTCGAATATGATTATCGCTATTATGGCGCATATCCCGGGACATTGTATGATGTCAGTGCGAGTGCATATGTTGACGGAGACGGCAGCGGTACATTATATGCAGCCGGCGATAAACTTAGTTCAATAAGTGGTATTAAGCCTTATACAAACGAAACAAGGGCGACGTACAGAACCGCGGCGGCGGCACGTGGAACCGGCTGGCATCAGTTAGACTTCGCGCTCGTTAGCGCGGTGCAATTGCTCTACCTGATCGAATACGGCGATTTCAATTCGCAGTTAATGATCAGTGCCGGGAATTCTAAGTTTAGTTCATTTGTGTTCGCAACTTGTATTGGCGCAACCGGTAAGAGTAACGGTGATGGCAATGCCAGTGGCGGACAATCAACCACCGGCGGCAATATTGGCGACTATGTAACGTACCGCGGTATTGAGGATATATTCGGGAATCTGTGGCAATTTCTGGATGGCATTAATATTCGTAACTATGACCCGCTTGGTGGATCCGCTTACGCATCTTACGCTTATCTGTGTGCCGATCCGGACGCTTTTGCAGATGATACCGATACAGATTACGATGTGGTGCCGGATGAGACGCTGGCTAAGGCGGATGGATATATATCCGCCCTGATAGCAACGAAGTTGGGATTCTTGCCGAAGTCAATAGATGCAGGCAATGGTGAAAATGATGATATTTGTGATTATTATTACACAGTATTTGAAACTGAGCCGGCTGGTGGTTGGCGTGTCGTTCGTGTCGGTGGTCTTGCGAATCACGGTGGCACGGCTGGCGTATTCTGCGTGGATTCGTATTTCGCTTCGTCGTTTGCCCGTTCGGATCTCGGCGCGCGCCTTTGCCGATAGCGGAGAACGGTTCGCGTGATTTTTGACATTATGAAGGTTTCCACACTTGGCGTGTCGTTCATGTCAGTGGTAATGCGAATAACAGTGGCAAAGCTGGCGTATTCTACGTGAATTCGAATAACGATTCGTCGAATGCCAATTCGAATATCGGCACGCGCCTATGCTTATTATTACGATATGTGTGGAAACCCTGCCTCTTGGCAAAACACAAAGCAGAGCCCCATTTGGGTTGGTAGCCCCGGCGGTTGCCGGGATCGAAGAACCAGGGGTGACATAAGCAAAAAGGAAATGATGAAACGATTTGGGAATATATATGAAAAGGTTTATGATCTGGATAATATCCGGACAGCGCACCTGAACGCCCGTAAAGGTAAGTCCCATTATCGTGAAGTCAAAATGATTGATGCGGATCCGGAATACTACTTTCAGCAAATTCATGATATGCTTAAAAATATGACTTTCCAGAATGCCCCATACCAGGTATTCACTAAGAATACTGATAATGGAAAAGTTCGTGAAATATATAAACTGCCCTACTTTCCCGATCGCATTATCCATCATTGTATAATGCAGGTAATGGAGCCTATCTGGTTTCCGACACTGATCAGGGATACTTATAGTGCCGTCAAAAATCGCGGCATCCATGACGGTGTAAAGCGTATTAAAAAAGCCTTGCGTGATCAAACCGGGACAAAGTACTGCCTTAAAATGGATGTCAAAAAGTTTTATCCGTCGGTTGATCATGCCGTGATGAAGCGTGTAATCCGAAAGAAGATCAAGGATACAAAATTGCTTTGGCTTTTAGATTCGATTATTGATAGTATCAACGGATTGCCCATTGGTAATTATCTCAGCCAATATTTCGGAAATTTATATTTATCTGAGTTAGATCACTGGATAAAAGAACAAAAGCGCGTCCGTTATTATTATCGATACTGTGATGATATTGTAATTATGGACAGTTCGAAGCAGTCACTTCACCAACTTCAAAAAGATATTGACATTTATCTGAATCGGGAATTGAGAATTAACTTAAAAGATAACTGGCAGGTATTTCCGATTGATGATCGCGGCATTGATTTTCTTGGGTATCGATTCTTTCATGGATATACATTACTCAGAAAAAGCATTGTCAAACGATTTATCAAGCGGGTCACTTATATCCGCCGTAACTGGCCCTGGCTAAAGTCCGATTATATCATCAGCAGTATAATGAGTTATCGCGGGTGGATGAAATATGCAAATACACGTAATTTAATCAACAAATATATCGACAATGAACTATTCTGGATATTTAGAAATATATCTACATCCCGGCAACGCTCGAATCCGCTTCAGGGAGTGGTATGAAAAATTTCTCTGATATAGCAAAGGAACAGGTATTAGACGGTGATAAGGTACGTATAGATGATATTATTAATATGGAAATAACAATCCTTAAATATACCATTAAAGAAAGCCGATACAGTAAAAATGAAAGTGGTAACTATCTGACTCTCCAAATTGAGCATGAAGGGAAAAGATGTGTCATATTTACCGGTAGTGACGTGTTGATTGATCAAATGGAACAATACGGTGATCAGCTGCCGTTCATAGCCACTATCAGAAAAATAAACCGCTATTACTCATTTACATAGGTGAAACATGACTATAAGAACTAAAGCACAAAGACAGCAATTTAAACCCGCCCGCGGCGGCTGGTGGTTATCTTACAACAAACGCACTGTGGAAGTACAGGGCGAAGACGGCCCGGAAACATGGTACGAATATGACCAGGTCTGGATCCCGGCTAAGACGAAAGAAGAAATAGTCGTGGCAATTATTCGCACGAAATACAGCGTGAATGACGAGTTACATATGAACAGGTTGACGAAAACGACCTCGGAATGGATTGCCTATAACTCATTCGCTGAAGCGGCTATTGCAATCGCCGATGAGGTGCTGAGTGAGTGATTGGCTGAATGCCGCACAACTTACGATTGCCGAGCCGGGCGTCGGCTTTGCCGGGACTGATTATAGCCTGGCGAAAGAGGGCATTACCCTTAAAACCACGCCGCACATCATTGACAAGATCACCTCATCGTCTGAGGAGCCGCATGTCCGGATCAGCGTCGGTGACGCTGTTGAATTGCGTGCGGTGCTATCCGATGTGACGATCTTCCCGGCGGACCGTGAAGTTGGTATCGAAATCATCCGCAATCAGGATGTGGCTTTCAAGGTTCGCAAAGACGACGGCGCTTACCGCCATTTTTTCATTACGGCGGTGACGATCAGCAAGCAATGGGATCTAGCTTTCCCGGGCGGCGAAGCGCATTATGTGCCGATTGTAATGAACACGACAGAAGCTTCGATTATGGATATATTGATCGAAGATGAAATCCTTGGAGAAGACCCTGGACTTGTGCCGGATGAATTTGAATTATTGACTGAGGATGGAGAAACAATAACAGGATTTATTCACGAATAATAAAGGAGAAATAAGATATGTCTGACAGAATTAATGGCTATGATTTTAAGTATGTCGCTGAGAGTAGCGAAGCCGACATGGCGGCAGTCCTTACTGCACTTGGCAGTGAAAATGCTATTACCGTGCAGAAAGAAGGTTGCACCTGTAAGATCGCTCCGCATATCCTTGACAAGATCACTTCCGCTTCCGAAGAGCCGAATGCCAAAATTGACATCGGCGCCGGGATTGAAGTCAAAGCGGTACTGATGGGTTCTTCCCTGACGGATCTCAAACAAGCTTTGAATTACGATTCGGGAGTTGCGGACGTGGTGGTGCAATCCACGCGGTGCTTTACGCTCCCGCAATGGCATTGCCAGTTTAAGGTTCGGCATGACGACGGCGCGACTGTCGGCACCTGGACGGCGTCCTGGATGTTTATCAAAGGCGATCTGGACGCGGCTTTCAAAGGCGGAGAAATCTGGTATCTGCCGATCACGCTTACCAGTAGCGACGCCTCCGAACTGCAGATCAGCGAAGCATAATAAAAACCATAAACCGGGCGCGGGGACAACCTCTCCGCGCCCTATTTACATGAGGAACTTATGCCTGACTCACAAAAACCAAAATTTGTAATTAAGACAGTCACGCCGCGCGCGCTGAAAGTCTATCGCGAGGCGGGACTTTTAAACTTTAATTCCCAGGATCTGATATATGGCGAAAAGATGATGGATGTCTATTGCAATACTGAGACTCTCGAGAAGATTATCGCTGTTACATTTGAGAAGAAGTTCGAGCCCGATCAAATCGAGGATGTTGACCTGGGAATGGTTAGTCGGGGGATCTGGGATTTTTTAGCGCAATTGAGCGACGGTTTATAGAGATCCGTCGCATTGAAAAAGACTTTGAGGTCATAAACGATAAAGGCATTAATGACGGATATGAATATGACAGAATGATCTCGACTATGGTAAAACTCGGATTTGGAAATTTCAATGACTGCGCCGATGCTGATATACTCGACGCAGTCACGTTTTTATATCTGAACTGCTATGGCACGCTTAAAGATAAAATCAACAGGCACTTGAATGGCTGATCTCAAAATCCAGATGATGCTCGATCTTAAGCCGTTTAGCGCGGGGCTGACTTCCGCCCTGAAAATGGGTCAGTCATTCCAGGATCAGTTCAAGAAACTTGCCAGCGGCGTGCAGGTCAAAATTGACGAGAGCGCCTTCAAAAAAGAGATTGCGAACCTCGATAAAATCTATGCCGGATTCCGAAGCGAAGCCGCCAAAAAAGACATCAAGATCAATGGTGAAGCCAAGCAGGCGGTCGCGGCCGCTAAGCAGGCTGAACAAGCCATTAAAAAAGTGCCGGTCAAGAAGGATACCACCTTCAGCGCGAAGGTAGCGGACTTCCTTTCGCCGATCCGCAAGGTCACAGATTCAATCGCCAGCATTGGGGTAGCGCTGGGCGCCGTGTTTATAGGATTTAAAAAAATAATAACAATTGGGAAAGACTGGGTAAATAATGCTAATACTCAGGAGGCGGCTGACCGCAAACTACTCGAATCGCTCAAGAATAATAACGCTTACAGCGAGGCATTTTATCATTCACTTTTGAATGAAGCCTCGGCACTTCAGGCGGTCACAAAATCCGGTGACGATCAGAATGAAATGCTGATGACACTGGCGATCAATATGGGCGTGAGTCAGGATAAGATCGTCGAGGTAACCCGCGGCGCGATTGGCTTATCTACTCAATTCGCCGAAGCCGGACTCAGCCAGGAATTGGCTTTGAAGGGTATTGCGCTGGCTTACGAGGGCAACTGGATGCAGTTAACCCGTTACATCCCGGAATTGCGGAACGCCAAAGATCAGACCGAGAGAATGGCTGTCCTGCAAAAAGGCATGGTGGACGGGTTTAAACTGGCTAATGCCGCGGCGGAAGTCGCTGAAGGCTTGAATATCCGCTATGCGAATGCCGTCGGCGATGTCAAAGAAAAACTGGGGGCAATGATTAATTCAGGGTTAGTCCCGTTCAAACGTGGACTCTTAGAAGCCATTACACCAGCCCAAAAGCAGATAGACCAGTTTGAAGTCCAGCGTTCTAAGGCCGCTGATTTAAAGATTGAGTTCGATGATCTGACCGGAACATTGACTTACCTGACCGAGAAGGGTAAACTCAATGACGAGGAAATGAAGATCAAGGCTGATACGATTGTCAAACTAAACGACAAATTTCCGAATTATTTCAGCAATCTCGAAACCGCCGCTAAAAATAATGATACGCTCAAGGATGCTATCAATGGCGCCCGTGAAAAACTGGTTGATTACACTAACCAGATGATTGAAACGGCAGTAATTCAGAAATACACCGATCAGATTGTTGGATTATCCGCGAAAATAATTCAGAATCGCACGACGATAGCCGAATTGGAAATTGCCAATTCAAGGCTCGCTAATTCGATTACTACCGATACTACCCAGCATCAAATTAATGAAAACCAGGTCAGAAATAATAACCTGGTGATTGAAGCTGCCAGGCGCATGAATGAGGGCTATGCCGCCGAATTGGATCAGGTCAGGAACAATCTTAAATCCGCCAGAGAAGAAGCTCAGAAATATACTGCGGCAATTGCACCTAGCGCGGCTACTCCCACGCCTTCCGGTGGTGGCGGAACCAATCTGACTGCTGACGAAACAAAAGCCCAGGATCAACTCAATCAATTGCTTGCCCAGCGAGCCGGACTGGAGCAGGAGATTATTTATTGGCAGAATGAGAAAGCCAGGATAACCGGCGACGATTACCAGAGTCAACTCAAACGCCTGCAAATTGATCAGCAGATTGCCGATCTGCAGACCAAGTCCGGCACAGCGCAAATGGCACAATACGACCAAATGCAGACCGTCAACACCTCATTCTACCAGCGAAAGATGATTACTGAAGAGCAGTATCAACAGAACCGCTATACGATCATGCAAATGGCCTACGACGAAGCAGTCACACTCTATGGCACCGAATCGGATCAGGCAATTGACCTGAGACAAAAGGTATTGGACTTCGAGGCGGCCGCCAATCAGAAAGAAATTGACCTGCAAAGAGATAAGATCCGGAGCTATCAAAATGCCGCTAATGCGACTCTTGGCATCATGCAGGGCTTTGCCAATGCGGAAGCGGCTCAGCGACAGGCGCAATACGATCAGAATCTGGCGAGGATGCAAAGTGAAACAGAAAATAAGATAATTCAGTGGCAAAGTGACCTCGAAAGAGGAAAGATCAGCCAGGAACAATACGACGCCAATATAGCACAGCGCGAAGCCGATGAAGAAAATTTAACCATCACGTATGAGTCCCAAGCCAAGAAGCGCTCAGAAATTGAAAAGGCGACGGCTATCGCCCAGACGACGATGGCGACCTATGAAATGGCGACGAAGGCTTATAAAGCGATGGCGGGGATTCCAATCGTCGGACCGGTTCTTGGCGGAATAGCTGCGGCGGCGGCAATTGCCCTGGGAATGAAGAATCTGGCTGTCATCCAGAAAACGAATGCTTATGCCCGGGGCGGATTGGTGAAGGGTCGGGAGCAGACGATCAACGTCAATGAGGAAGGCGAGGAGTTCGTGGTCAATGCGCCTGCGACGCGGAAACTCGGCGCGGCGATGCTGGCGAAGATCCAGGCATTCCCGGAGCGCGCCCGCGCCGTATTGGACACAATCGCTTTTCCCTCGATCAATGTGCCGACGCCGGCGTTTGCCTTTGCCACCGGCGGCTCGACGAGCAATGTCACGAATGAATCGACGATTATCAATAACCTGACGGCTGATTTAAGAATTATTAAAGATTCATTCCAGACTGAAATCCGGGCGGTCAAAACAGCGATAGAGAGCTTGAAGCTGAGGGCTGATATTGA